GGTATTGATGGACCCCGAGAAAACTGTCATTGCCCATCATGAAACATATGTTTTCGATGATCTACTACAATACCTTAGGTCTACTAGGATCCTATTGGAGGGTTATGTTACCAGCATGTCCGAAGAGGGAGTTTATTCTTTGCCTTTTGGATCCCCCGAAGATAGAACTCCGGAACCCTCAGATAGATCCGGAATGTTCTATTTAGACGATGAGATCGCTCGGATAGGGGCGATTCCAGATGTATTGAGTACCTTTCTTTCATATAACAAAAGAACGATAACAGAAGATACCGTTTTAGAATTTTTCTTTAACTCAAAATATAAACTTTTATATATTTGTGCAGATGGAGAACTGCTGACAAGAGGGCTTGGGAACACAGATTTTGTAAAGCTCGGTGAGGATCGCCAGTTCGGAACCATATTAAATGCATTTGGGTTTATGACTTCCACCACTTTTTCATATCTTCGCCATGCAAGAACGATTCATCGAGAATATTCTTCTTCTGGACAAGATAGTACGGGAATGGCGAACGGAGAACAGTGGACAACTTTCCTGCCGAAATATACATACCCACAAATAGACATTGACCCTGAAACAATAAAAATTGTAAATGAAGAGAACTCCCTTTTAAATAAAAGGAAAAAGCTTCTCTTTGAGAGAATCTCAAAAATAGCCAGTGTGCCTCCCCATCAGGCTGAATTATTATATCAACGTAAAGTTACCGATAAGAACTGGGTACGCACCCGAGTTACAGAACTCGTAAAGGGTGCAAACTGTGATACTGCACAAGCTCAACTTGCTAATGATGTAGTTGGCTTCTGGAATGCTTTAAACGAAAAGCAAAATGTTCGGGCACTAATTAGAGAAACTATAATATTAATGAAGAGAGAGATAAAGAATGATGCCCTTATCTTAGGGATGTCTAACCATGATGTGTTGGACGGAACCGAACGTTTAAATAGGAGTCTAGATCTCGACCCAAGCAAGCAACCCGGCGAAGGCTGGGCCGAGCAGACAGCAGGACTGTGGTCAAACGAACAGAACGGAAACCAGGCTTTTATTCGCAAAGAAATAGAGAATCTTATAAACTCTCAGATTACCTGCGCCCTTGATGTATTCGGAGACGTTATTCAGGATGGCATATTAAATCCAATTGGTGCTCCCCCAGAAATAAATAGCCTGGTAAGATCCGGGGTAAATGACCTTCCTTTGAAGGTAAAACTAAAAAAGGTTCCAACTATTTCTGCCAAGGGAGATATGTCAGAGGTTTATGGCAAGGTCATAGAGACCATGATACAGCAAATGTTAAAGTCTCTATTAGCCGGCATCGCCAGGGATTTATTACGAGCCTCCTTGGGCTGCGGGCCAAACCCCTCACAAGATCAACAATTAGATAATTTGTTGAAACGACATGACTATGGCTATAGCCTATTGTCCGAACACACAGAAGGACTCAATCTTCGGCAAATAGCAGTAGACTCAGGACTGGTAACTCTTCCAGAAAACATGCTCCCAGTAAATTTAAGGGAAGAAATTAATAATCTTACTAGACGAAGAGAAGAGGCTTTAGACGATATTGAGGAGACTCTAGACAGAGATCAGAATGTGCCCCAACGATCATATGACTTTGTCGATAGACTAACTCAGCAGATTGCGGAAAAACAAAGCATATTAGAACAAGGCGCACAAGGACTCACGGAGGCGATCCCACCAACTCCACAGCAAATGAAGTCGTTCTTGAGGGACATTTCAATGATGTGTACTCCCGCTGAACTACAGCAACTGCTTTTTGGTGAGGCTGATAATCTTCTTTATGAATTAATTTACGAAACTGTCACCAACGGAGAAGTAAAAATTAAGACAGGCGAGAAGCCTGACGTCAATGGTGATATGGAGCCAACTTATTATATTGTGAGACCAGTGGTTTACAAGAGCTTGACTAAAACAAAGGATATTATTAGAACATTCTTCCAGAACGTCGGCAACGCTATGATGCCTGACGACATGAGCGGCGTTGACGATATGAGTTTTCAGTCGCCGCTGGAAGCTTATTGTAGCGGAAAAGAGCCAGATCTTTCGCCTCTTAAGTTAAGAGTTAGTATGGAACAATTACAAACACAATATGTCCAAGTAATTGATTCTCGAATCAATAAAATCAATACTTTATGTGAATTTTTACAAAGCCTTAATCAGATAGAAGAGTATATCAACGAGATGCTCAACTGGATTCCAGTAATGGACTGGTATGATGCTATTTTACAACTTCTAGCTGATAGTAGTAATTCTTTTGTAGACTTTATAACTTCCTTATTTGCTAAGTGGTTCGATGAAGCGCCACCACGAGCACTTGCCAAGGTTGACAATTTTTATAGTACTCGTATGGGCGCAGAATTATTTTTTCAAATAAGGGATAATTTAAAATCTTTTAATACTTTTGAAGTAATTACGCTGGACTCAACCATGTCGCCCCCAGTAGAGAGGGATGATTTTTATGATCCAGATGATGGACAGACATTTTATGTACTTGGAGGCCCTCAGGGAACCTACCCCAATGCCAATTTTCAACATCTTGGTGTACCTTTCCTGTCCAGGGACACGCCGACTAATGTAGTTATAGAATATCTTAATCCGAATATGTCTTATGTATTTGAGGCGTCCCCCATGCAGCCGGGCGCTTCACTCCGCCGCTTACCGTTACCATATATAGAGCCACACAACTATCAACAATTTTACGACGAGGCAGAATATGCCTCACGTACAGCCCCATGGGCCTACCGCCAAGCACTTTGGCCGGGATTTAATTCCGGGCATTACCCCAGAACAGACTCCCAGCAACTTGAATATGGGTCGGATATTCTAGAAAAGATATCAAATACTGCATGGAAAAACCAGCCTTATACGGGCTTCGTTTCTCCTATCTTTGTATCAGCGAGAAATCTTCTCCGAGGTGGCTATGACTTTTATGGGATTAATGTAGGGGTAGATACTCCAGAGTATGAAAAATTAGCCTCGTGGGCACCAGAAATCGGTACATTGGGTCGATTATGGCTCGACGGCGATGTGGAATCAAATTTAGACAGTGGGCAGCCGCTTACTGGAGATAACTCACCTCTAGTTTACGGACATGCCTACGCCGGCTGGACTAACGACGATACTTATACACCTATTTTTATTGGATCCGGTAACATGCCATCTATTAATAATCGGCAAGTTAAGGAACTTTTGAATAAATATTTTTTAGGGCTATTTGGACGTGAAGACCCGAGAGCCCCCTGGGCTGCTTTTGCTAATTGGAAAATGTCCCCGGAAAAGGCTCTCGACCAAACATACTACACAGATATAGGAAAAAGAAGGTTACCCCAATACATTGGAGCAATTAACAGAGACCCCTTAAAGGTGCTAGATGATCGATGTGTGACTCATGATGATATTAAGAAGGCCACGGCGATTGTAAAAACTGTTCAAACAAGGGTACAAAAACTTTTCTTAAACGCAATGCCTATAGTTAGAATTTATACAGGCTGGAATACTATCTCAACTAAAAAGATTGTATGTGATTATCTTTCTAGAAGCATAACTCAAGAATTAACAGATCGTGCATTAATGGGGCTCGTATATCAGAATTTACATATTGTAGAAAAAGTCTTTGCAGATGAACCAGATAATAATTTCTCATTCTCGCGAGACAGTCTTCCAAAAGATAATTTTTATGAGTTAGTTGAGGCAATATATGTCGGAATGTTAAATAACATCTCTAAATATTCTGAATATGAATGGGCAAATACAAATACTTATTCTTATTATTCTACAGAATATGTTACAAAACACGGAAAAGATAATGAAACTTTGACCAGATATGGCATAGCTTTAAATTTGTTCTTTAGGGAAATGAAAGAAAACCTTGAAAACGACCAAGCAACGTATGGGTTAGAACCAGAAGAAATTCCTACTACAGTTAGTTTAATTGACAGAATTATAAACAGTCCAGATGGTATAAAATCAGTTGGACATTATTATTTCCCACTAGGAGTCTTAACTGCCGCACAAATTATCTATTATGATTATTCCATCAATTCAGCCGGCAGATATTCACAAACCAATTACAGACTTCAACTAGAGGCCGCTGGAGCCGACGACGCGCTATTGACAGCATACAGGGGTGTGACAACACGCCAATTCTCAGAGCCATTTAGGAATTTTCCGCAGACAGTAAAAGAATACACAGGAGAATCTGAGATAACTTATTATAATTCTATAGAAGTTCGCCGCCGCTTAGAACTCTTGAAGAGCAAAGCCACTATAGCTAGCTTCGGCGGACAATTCGGTGCTATCAATTATAGTGTTGATCAATTAGTCAACATGTCATTCTTGGATTTCCAAGAAAGGATAGTTCCTTATGTGGAATTGTGGATGAGAGAGAATGACGGTACAATAGAAGGACTGTCGCGTGGAAATCTCCCAGGACTTACCGACCTAGACGACGCCGCGGCAACAGAGTTAATAGAAAAGGGTTGGTATAATATAATAGCACGCTACCCGATCGGCCCGCCGCCAGGAGGTGGGGGTTACACATATTATAACGATGTATATAAATGGATCTTCGGAGATTGGGATCGAAACCAAAGAGGTGACCCCAATAGGGTGATTTTAGCAGAATCCTCGGGCTATCTCGATATTAATAAGGATATCGTCCCTGGTATTTTTACTCCTAAACAATATTTTGAAGAATTCGGAAGGTTCTATAATGCTGTCTATGATGAAAAGTATTCCAATCAGAGCTTCGCCAACGTTGGATATAGACGCCTCGACCGAGGACAAGAAAATAACCGGGCTGCCTTTATAAAGCTTAACGAACACTTCCTGCCACGCGCAATGTCTGCTTTATATACTGACATTTCACGCCGAGCAGCGGCTATGGAAAATATTCGGACTGAGAGAAACTCTCTAGAGAAACTAATTATCGAGTAATGAGTAAAAGACAGGGTATATCCCCACAAGTACCATTGGTGTACGATTATGTAGACGGGCCTTATCGACTTAATAAGACGATTGGGCAGACCCTTAAGCAAAATTTTAAAAATCTAATCCTCACTAGTCCTGGCGAGAGAATAATGGAGCCAGAGTTTGGCGTTGGGCTCCGACGATTTCTGTTTGAGAACATCGACGGTGATATAATGGCTGATATTGTTTCTCGGATAAAAGAACAAACTGGGACGTATATCCCTGCCATAAATTTAGTTTCTATTGATTTTATCACTAGTGATGAAGATGCAACATTAGCCACAAACCAGATCACAGTAGCCATAACTTATGATATTTTGCCGGCCAATGCAAGAGATGAGCTAAAGATTACTTCCACTATGACTAGTTAGTACTAAGGAACAATACACATGGCTAAAAAACCCATTAACTATACTAGTAGGGACTTCCAGTCAATACGTGACGATTTAGTAAATTATACAAAACGTTACTACCCAACTACTTTTAAAGATTTTAGTGAAGCTTCCTTCGGCTCATTGATGCTCGATTTAGTATCTTATGTTGGCGACCAACTGTCATTTTATGCAGACTTCCAGTCTAATGAGACTTTCATAGATTCAGCGATCCGCTACGAGAATGTAAGCCGGCTAGCTGAGACTTTTGGCTATAAACATCAAGCCGCTGCCAAATCAACAGGACAGGTTGCATTCTATATTATTATACCAGCAAAAGCTAATGCTCGTGGCCCAAACATAGATTATCTCCCCATTCTTCAACGAGGGACGGTCTTGTCTTCAAACACTAACAGCGTCTTCACTCTAATAGAAGATGTGGATTTTTCTGCTGAGAATAATGAAGTCACTGTCGCCCGAGTAGATAGTATAACGGGAAACCCAACATTTTTTGCTGTTAAAGCATTTGGACAAGTAGTTTCAGGGAAAAGATATATGGACACTATGTCTGTCGGTGACTACCGTCGTTTCCTCCGCCTAGGGCTGTCAAAAGCCAATATTACAGAAATTATGTCTGTGAAAGATTCACAAGGAAACGAATACTACGAAGTAGAATATCTATCTCAAGACGTAGTAATGAGTGAGGTTAGAAATACAGCGTCTGATAGGACAGCCGTTCCATATATTATGAGATTGAAACCAGTACCTCGCCGATTTGTTGCCCAATATGGAGTAGACGGGACAACTCATATTCAGTTTGGATATGGGTCAGAAGATAATCTTACTGGTGATTTAATAGCTGACCCTGCCGATGTTGTCTTGGATGTTAACGGAAGAAATTATATTACAGATAAGACTTTTGACCCAACAAACCTTATACAAACAGATAAATTCGGTGTAGTTCCAGTCAACACCACTTTGACGGTGGAATATACAGCCAATACAGCCGGAACTGTCAACGCTGCCGTTGGAGCAGTCAGTAGGGCAATTACTCCCGTCTTTAATTTTAGAGACCAGGCTAGCCTAGATTCAACATTAGTATCGTCGGTTATTTCCTCCCTGGAGGTGGAAAACGAAGATCCCATCCTAGGAGACACTAGTGTTATTCTGGCAGACGAAATCAGGGAGAGGGCATCGAGCGCTTACGCTTCTCAGAACCGTGCTGTTACGAGATCTGACTATATTAGTCTTATTTATCGGATGCCGGCAAAGTTTGGCAAAGTTAGAAAATGTAATGTCATACGTGATCCCAACTCTCTTAAAAGAAATCTTAATTTGTATATTTTATCCGAAGATACAGACGGAGACCTTGTTCAGCCAAATCAGAATCTCAAAGAGAATGTTAAGACATGGATTAACCGGTACCGAATGATAAATGATACTATTGACGTTTTGGACGGGAAAGTAATTAATATTGGTATTAACTTTAAGATTATAGCAGATTTAGAAACTAATAAGTATGAACTGTTGCAGACATGCACGGATAAGCTAATCCGAAGATTCTTGAATGTTAAATTTGATATCGGAGAGGCTGTCTATATCTCTGAGATATACAAACTTTTAAATCAAGTCCCTGGCGTAGTAGATACCACAGATGTAGAATTAGTTAATCATGTTGGCGGCGTATATGGAAACTATATTTATAACATTGATTCAAATATGTCAGATGACGGAAGATACTTAGTAATTCCTCAAGATACAGCCGCTCAGATTTTATTACCTACCACAGATATTGCAGGAGTTATAACTTAAAATGGGTATTAAGAAATACTATGCCTCAAAAGATAATACCATTACAAACGCTTTTAAGGCAGATTTAAAGCTTAGAGGAACTGGCTCAAATATGGGCGCATCCGATATTCTCGAAACCTTTGTGATACATGGGCAGACATCTGCATCTATCTCGGTTGCCCCTTCGGCAGCCAATGCCGCTAACGCCGAACAGAGCAGAATTATCTTACAGTTCCCAATAAATACAATTAGTTCAGATATGACAGCCGGCACATTACCGTCTGACTCCGGAAGTATCAAATTTTATTTAAATATGTACAACGCCCCTCACGGGAATACTGTACCGCTTAGTTATAGCCTAGATGTCTATATGCTATCTCAGTCTTGGGACGAGGGCCGCGGGCTTGATATGGATAACTATTCTGATCTAGGTTATTCAAACTGGCTAAGTGCCTCCAGCGCCCTTCGTTGGCAAGAAAAGGGATCCACAGCCAGAGAGGGCGGCTCTTATCTTGACTCGCCAACCTCAAGTGTGTTTTTCGAGAGTGGGCTAGAAAATATAAAACATGACGTATCAGAACTTGTTTATAGCTGGATTAATGGAGCAACAAATTCAGGACTTTTACTGAAGTTCCCAGATAGTATAGTTTCTGGCTCTGATACCATGTATACGAAAATGTTCTTCGGAAGAACTAGCGAATTTTACAATTATCGCCCAACACTAGAGGCCAGGTGGGACTCTTCTAGAAAAGATAACCGTGGAAGCTTTTTTATTAGTAGTAGCTTAGTAACCGCAGACAATAATATGAACACTCTTTATCTTTATAACAATGTTCGAGGACAATTACAGAACATTCCTAACCTAACCAATGATAAATTAGATGTACGTATATACTCCGGCACAACTTCCCCCTCTGGATCTGAGCTACAGATTCGGAACCATAAGCAAAGTTTAGCGACGGTGACAGAGGCTGGGCTCTTAAAAGAGAACGGACATATTATCACTGGAATTTATACAGCATCGTTGGCCTCTTCTAGTTCTTTTACGACCCTTTTCGATGTATGGTCAACCGGTTCTGCCGGAAGCAAAGTCACCTTCTTCACAGGATCTGTAGAACCCTCGTCTGTACAGACTTCAGATATTTTATTCGCTGATGAATATGTAACGACTGTTACTAACCTAGAAAGTTCCTACTTGAAAGGACAGAAGCCAAAACTGCGAGTTTTTGCTCGGAATAAGAATTGGGATCCCAACATTTATACAGTTGCTTCAAAAAATATAGTACCAGATATTATAGAAGATGCTTACTATAGAGTTTATCGTGTTGTAGATAATTTAGACATTATCCCTTTCGGGACGGGTAGCGAAAACAATCAATTTTCTCGTTTATCTTATGATGTTAGTGGAAACTACTTTGAGTTAGATACAAGTTATCTAGAATCCGGATATGCCTATGGAATTCAATTTGTATACTATTTACAAGGTACTTATGCAGAGCAGCCACAAACGTTTAAATTTAAGATAAAAGAAGAAGATAAATGAGTGTTAAGAGTCTTTTCCGGAAAAATAAACAAGCTGTAACCGTTGGCAAATATCTTAAGTCAAGTGCTCCGAACACTTTAGGTAACGGCATAGAGTCTGATGCTCATTTAAAGGCTAGTCTAACCCGTAGTCTCTACTTCCTTCCAGATATAGATTATAGTGACCCAGAAAATTTTGTAAAGTTCGGCTCTGCTAAAGAGTATTATAAAAATGCTTTTTCATATATTGCCAATTATTATCCGTATGATGGTTCGTTCCTGGAAAAAACTAAGTTTTATAATGATTTAGCCCCTATTGAAAAGTATGTTCTTGAAGAGATTTATCCCCGATCAACGGGCTACATTACGAATGGTGCGAATTACGGAGTAATAACTACAGATCCTTCTGGATATTATTCCTCGTCAATAGAACAATTTGTTCGTATTAAGGGCGGGCCACATAGCGGGTCAATATACAACGAATCCCAGGGAAGAACTTCTAACCTAGAATTTGGCGGCGTCAGCGGGAGCAGTGTTGAGTTCTTCTTCAAAAAGAATTCCGTGATTGATAAAGATCGAAGCTCAGAACGACAAGTCATCCTTGATGTTTGGAACGGCGCACCGCTCGCCGATAGTGATTATGGGCGTATGCGAATTGAGATAGCTTCTGGTTCAAGCGGAGAAGATAAGTTTCTTGTCACGTTAAGATCGGGATCAAACGGCTTTGTCACCGCTTCTGTCCCATCTGCGGGAAATATTTCTATATCTGATGGAACCTGGCGCAACTTTGGGTTTGTATTTAATACTTCTGGATCAACTCCGACTATAGATTTTTATACTAACGGGGAATGTATAGAAACAGTAACTACCGGATCCGGAGTCATTAGCTCTGTCACTGGTACAATGATCGCAACTCTTGGTGCCCTACAAACCGATGTCGAGACTGTTGCCGGGGTCGGACAAGGCTACGGAAAACTGTCTGCCTCTTTAGATGAATTCCGTTTTTGGAAATCGGCAAGGAACGCTCAAGAAATTGGACGTTGGTGGTTTGACGATGTCGGCGGAGGGTCTAACAAATACAGTGCGAACGTAGATCTAGGAGTTTATTTAAGATTTAACGAGGGCATTACCCAAACAGCTAGTGTTGATAGGGTTTTATTAGACTATTCAGGACGACTTTCAAATGGTCATTATTTAGGATATGATGAGACATATAGCCGCAACACCGGTTCGGCAATAAATGATTTGTCTATTAAAAATATTGAGGAAATTGCCAGCCCAATTATCAGAACTTCAAATTCTCTTTACCAGACGACCTACACCACCTATGTTAACACAGGAAGCTACTACGACGGCTTAAACTCGGCCCGCTTGCTCAACCATCTTCCGGCTTGGATTATTGAAGAGGAAGAGGACGGTGCAAATGAAATACTCAGTCTTACTCAGATTATTGCAAGCTACTTCGACACAATTTATAATCAGATTACCGCCCTAAAGAACATTAAACACATGAACTATAATAGCGGCAGTTTGTCTGCTTCTATGAATGAGTTTCCGTTTAATGATAGGCTTGTCGAGAGCATGGGTATTGAGACCCCAGAAATCTTTGCAAATATTGGAACGCTTCAACAGTTCCTGAAGAGAGATGAACAGATAGTTTTTGATCAGAATTTAAAGGATATAAAAAATTCAATATACAAAAACATCTATAATAATATTAATTTCATTCTTAAGTCCAAGGGTAATGAAAAGTCAATAAGAAACTTTATTCGATGCTTAGGTGTTGGTGAAGAAATAATTTCCCTAAACACATATTCAAACAATTCAGACTTTAAATTAGCTTCGTCGTATAAGACAGATTCAAGTGAAAAGAAGTATGTAGATTTCTCTGCACTTCAAGATGTTGATGCAGCCTCTGCTACAGTATATCAGTATTATGATTCGACTAATTCTAATTCTGTAGGCGTGATTAGCGGATCAACGGATCTGCAAGACTTTGTCTTCTCCTTACAATCAGAAGTAGTTTTCCCAAATAAACAAAACTATCAACTTCTTTCTCATCGTCTTCCCACTGTCATTTCTTCGTCTCTGTTTGGTTTCCATACACCTCTTGATTCGACTGCTTCTTCAGTTGATTTAACCTGGGCATCTGCACCAAATGATTATGGACTCCAAGTTTATGCAGTTAAGAGTCCGGGAGAATACCCAGCCGTTTATGAACCTGCCGGCAGAGTTATGGATGCATTCTTTCTTGTAAAGGATCGAGCCGGCACAACACTATTAACAAGTAGTATATTCAACAACGTATACGATAATCAGCGATGGAACTTTACTTTATCTTTGCGCCCAAAGAAGTGGCCATTTAATGATGGGGTTCTAGGAGCATCCGTAGCTACTGATGGATATACTCTGCAATTACATGGTGTTAACTGTGATAACGGTGTTGCGAAGACAGAATTTAGTACAGAAGAAGGAATAGCTTACGCCACTGGGCAGTCAATTATAGAGTCTTCAAAGAGAATTTATGCCGGCGCACATCGTACAAACTATACCGGCAGCCTTTTAACTTACGCAGATTCTAAAATTTCAAGCGTTCGTTACTGGACAGATTATTTACCAACTGGGAGCCTGGTTAACCAGGCCCTGGAAGCAGACTCTTATGGTCGAACTAATCCTTCCCGTAATGCTTATTCTTTCCAGACAAACGCTCCGAACGCTTATATTCCACAAATTCAGACACTTGCTTTAGATTGGGACTTTACAAATATTACTGGCAGCAATGCTAGCGGACAGTTTAGTGTTGTTGATTTTTCTTCTGGGTCAATCGCCGGAGAATATGATTCAGACTATCAAGGAACGATGTTAAGTTCTATAAACTTACGTCAACACACCGGGCGCGGCGACTTCTTTAAGGCTAGTTCTACTCCGGTTCGGAAAGAGTACGTTTACACAAACAAACTCCAGGGCCCAGAATATATTAGCAGCGAGGACATGATTCGGGTATTATCATCAGACGACGAAGCCTTCGGGGTGAATATCCGCCCAGAGAACTTCTATTTTGCAGTTGAGCGCAGCCTATATCGGAGCATTTCCAACCGGATGTTGCACCTTTTCGCCTCAATCGATGAATTCAATAATCTTATCGGCGAACCAGTTAATAAATTCCGACTCAATTATAAACGCATGGAGAAGATGCGGGAAATATTTTTCCGGAAAGTAAATAATAACACTATAGATATTGACAAATATGTAAAGTATTATAAATGGCTCGACGACGCCATGTCGGAGATGATTCAGCAGCTTCTTCCGGGTTCTGCTCGCTATGCTCCAAATGTTCGGAATGTTGTCGAGAGTCACGTATTAGAACGACCCAAGATTCAGTATGGTTTCCCGCTCTTAAAAGACCGGTCAAATTTTGGAGAAGGAATTCTAGGCCCCGCCGGTAACGCTGGCGGCGCGCCTGTAGACTTAGGACTAGAGGGCGACCCTCACGATGCAGTTGTTTATCCTCCTGTCGTTCCGCCCGCTCCAAGAGACACTCCGGGCGGTATTAGACCAATTGACCCGCCTCCAATACCAAATCGAGTTATTCCTAGCCCAATCCCGAGATCCCCAGGCGGAGCAGGACTTGGCGGCGGAATAAACCCAAGAGTTCCAAATTATAGTTGGCGGTATAATCATGCCCCTGTCAATAATTTACAGTCGCATAACGCAACTTGGTGGCAACTAAGCGCTGAACGATATAGCAATGTCTTGTCCGGCCCCGGTACACTAATTTATAGCCGCCAATCTATCCAGAAAGCGCTCCAGAGAGAGGTTGATTCAAAAAGAACAGTTAGCTTCGGAATGAGCTTTTCTGGAGATTATAGCTCGGGGGCAAATCAGGCAAAGAACAAGAAGTATAAAATAACAGGAGTAACCTTTGACTCCTTTGAAGAGCAGCCAGATATTGTTGATTCACCTGTCCCCGACGAAAAGAAGCGAGTTAGTTTCCGGGCTACAATTGGCGGACAATCATTTAACGGCGAGCAGATGACGCCCTTTACTGCGCTAAGCACAACAATAACCGCGGGCTATAATGCCTATTTAGCATCAGTTGGGCTGCCGAATGTAGACCTTACGAATATGCATCAGGATGTGGTTCAACCAGAGGGCGGCTCTTCTCCTTTACAGGGTCCATTCACTAGACGCTATGTCGGCGGCACTGAAGCACGCCATAACGCAGCGTTTAGAACAGCAGATCGAACAGAGGAATACAATTTATCGATTTCCGCGGGCGTAGGCACGATCTCGTCGGTATCGCCAACTTCTGCCCCCAAAGGACAGTACCTAAGGGGATTGGCAGCCAAACGGCCGGTAAACCTTAAAAATATTCAAACATCAGTAACAAACCACTCGGTTACTTCTGGGGTTCGTCAAATCGGAAACTTTGAACGCAACTATGAAGTCGTCCTAGGTAACAACAGAGCAGACACAAATATCGACTTTGTTTTTAACACAGATCAATATGATGTTTCCATGCCTTCGGCGTTTATAACAACCCCTTCAATGCGCTCAAATAATGCTACAGGGTCTGCTGATTATGCTGCACCTCGACAAAGACCAGCCCGCCGCACAACCCAGACCATTATAGTCAACACTTTCGCAGCACCTGGCTCAAAGCTTGATTCTAAACAGCAATTTAGGGATGTGAACTCAAATCAGTACTCTCCTAATAACGCGTTGCCTTTCCGTAATATTCCAGTACGCACATCTCTTAATACTCGTTTGTCTGCGCATACTCTATTTGGCGGCTATGAATCAGGAGACCCAACAACTCCTTCGGTTCACAAGGCTCCAAGCAACCAGACTAGAAGACTTCAGATTTCTACAACTTCTCCTTTGGCTTATATAACTGGCACCTTTTACGACAATGCTTTTGTTACCCGGCCTATTCCAGCCGGTGATAGCACACAGTGGTTTATGGCGCTCTCCGGATCAAACACTGGGCTCTATAGCGACTATATCCTGTCTGGAAATCGGTACCCTAATGATATACCAGTCCCAGTAACTTCTTTTGACTCTGACCCTTCTTTCGGCAAAGCGATCTATACTTCCTCTGCTGGGAAATATGAATTTATCTGGGGTCATGACCCTGAGATAGCACCATGGACACAATTAAGAGAGGGATCAACAAATCAGGGATCGTACTTTAGACGAAATAACATATTTGAACTTCCCCCAACTCGTCGTTATAAAATTACAATTCCGTCACCACCTTCTGAAGTTACGTACGGCGGTGGCACAACGAGCAGACAAACTACAGACCGAGCAGGAAATACTTTAGGATATTACTATTCCCAGAGGTTTAAGGAAACGCCCTTGACATCTCGGTATAAGCCCCTTCGTCACGTTGTTCGGACTCCCTTAGGAACTCCTTCAAGAACCGGGCAAACGCTTACAACTCTAGGTATGAAATATAGCTATGGAAACTCTTTAATGGGGTTTGCTAACCGTGAGTTAAACCGTGAAATTCAAGGAAGACTAAAATTTTCGCACGGACAAATAAAAAGACCATATGAGATAATGAGAGACCAAAGAGTCTCAAACCTTCCAGAGTATGTAAACGGGTTAAACCTGATTAAGATATTCGAATATTCTGAAACAATCTACCCAAAAGAAATATACACTTATCTTTCGGGCACCCGCGCAAGATTCTCTTTTGTAAATGATTTCTGGAAGGATAACTCTACTCTACCTGGGGGTTCACCCGCTCCGTTAGCATCTTATGTGAGCCTTCGAACTCCATCTATAAAGAATTACTATAACCGCCAAATGCCTAGGCAAACAGGGGATTATGTCACTTCACAGGGTTATACTATCCTAGCAAAAGAGCAGACGCCCTACAACACGCTAGACCCAAGCTACCCAGAGGCAATAGGTAACGGTTCGGCTTCTATGTGGCCATTGGATACCTACCTGTACGCTGATTATAATTCCTCGCTCGTGGGGGTATTGACAGCATCTATCCCGGTTTTGATGGCCGACGCTGCTACTATGGCTTGCGGTGAGCTAATGATGACTCACTATGGATCAATTAACGATAATATAACAAACTCTTCTTATGCTAATGGCTCGGCATCTTATCAGACAGCCAGTGTTAACTCTGCTCAATATGTTTATAACATCCCGGCAACTCAGCTTGTAACTTTATCCGAAACCCCAGCTACGGCTTCCGCATCAATTACCGCGTCGTTGTACCAGGGACAACCTCTTGTGGCTGCTACGGCAGAGATAACTGTTGGATCGACAGCCGATAGAAATTCTTTACACGGGGGAGCAGAAGTAGTAACCGCACAGGGATCATCCGCTACTATTTATTTTGAGTTTGATAAGTCTACCGGCGGATTTGTATACGACCCCGCGGTGGCCACCTATACCGTTGGGCTAGTTGGTTCAGCCGGAGCTACAACAGAGGATATTCGAGACTCCCTGTATAATGCTCTGTCTGATTCCGTATCGTCTGTTCCAATTGATTATTCCGTCAACAAAGACCCATCAGATACAGCTAAAATACAATTAACTGCATCAACCGTTGGCAGTGCGATGAACAGCAAGACCATCTCCTCTATTATGGGATTATCAAGCGGAATAGGTGTTGTCTCTTGGGCGAATGGCGCTGATGCAGATTTTGACGGGAAGACTTTAATATTAGAGGATGCCTCAGCAACCCATACGATGACTTTTGATAGCAGCGTAACCATTGCCGCATCTTCGCCCCCGATCATAGGTGTTCAAGACGCAACTTCTTCTGCTAATGACGTCGCCACGGCGATCGCTAGCTCTATCACTGATGCACAAGCCTCGGGATTAATCGATATATCAGTCAATGGATCTCCAACAGTTGGGATTGTCGATCTTAGTGCAGATAACGCCGGGACTGCGATGAATACAAAGCCAATCACAGGATCTGCGGTAGCAGATGAAGGGTACTTAGATGTTGTAGCTTTTGCCGGCGGCAAAAATGCCAACGTATCCAATTATTATTTGCCAGAGCCCCGCTCACCCGGCGCTGCATATACACGCCCATCTTGGGCTGCCGGACAATATCGCATGTACGTTGATGGCGCAGCCAAAGGAACATCAGCCGATGCCTCTTATCCGTTCTACAATACCTATGAAGATTATGCACAAGATATAAGATTGGCAGCGAAAGATCACACAATTATCCCAGAATTCCGTATAAGCGAGCACGTTTCTCAATATCAGCAGCTTGGGCCATTGGCAGCCACAATTTCATCGTCCCTGTCAATTACAGGAGCCAACGGAGATAATTACAGTGGACTTAATACCTCTTTTTATGAACGCTTCGCCCTAACAGATACACCAGAGTTCCTAGGTGACCTGATGCCAATGAGCGAAGATAATCGTAACTTTATTTTTAATAATCATCCCCGTCATTTTGAACTCTCTTCAAACGCTGTTGCTAAGCTGCTTCCTTATAATGGATTTTATCCCGTAGACAGAACACTGGATATCGCCAAGTCTTTCTATGAGTCATATAACTCACAAGCAGTGTATGAGGGCGATGATGCAGCCACGACTCAAGCCTGGCGATCAATATATAAACCATTCTTTGCTCCAGGAATTTTATATAACTCTATAAAATCTGGTTTAGCGGTTGATTACCCTATTCGCAGAGCAACCAGAAATGATGGCGCTTTCCTGTCTTCTTCGGCTACAACTCCATTAAAGGGAGCACTTTCCGGCACACTTGCTGCTGTAGCGGCAGGACAAGTTCCTGGGAACCAACGCCGCCAAACTAATGAATTAGATTGGTCTGACGCTGACGTTAATAAATTTTTCTGGGGAGATAGGCTCCCTTTTGAATCGATCATGGATCCAGCCAGTTTCTTAGAACAAGGATTTGACCAACCGGTCGTATTATCAGATATTAATGAATATTTACATCACGATGTTAGTGGTTCAATCTCTGCTAAGGGACTAGACGACACCCTTTATAAGAAGATGGTTTCCAACTTCTTAGCCAATGTTCCAAAGTTCTTTTTAAAGAAGAAGTTCAATAAGTTTGGACACGAGGGACACTTAACGAAATTTGTGTCACAGTTTGGCTCACTACCAAAGAGCAGCCAACAGGTAACAAATCCTGAAAGAACTGTTGTAGTGGATAATAAGAGCGCATATATGATGGAAGTTGGACTTCTAAAGACAGACAACTTTAATCTCTATAGTAATCCTTATGCTTTCGGCATACCAACAGCCACCGGTTCAGAAGGCTGGTCAGGACTTACTCCAAACCAAACTCCAAGCGGATCTACGTGGCCTGTCCACCGCGGCGAATTTGCGCCCTTCACTCCCCCCTATTATTATGGTCCAAGCTTGGTTCGGCTATTGTTTGTGCCATCTTCGAGGAGAGAAGAATATACTCTAGAACAGATTATTAACAACGAAGAGGGCGAGTTATTCATTCAATATTTAAATGAAAGTGGAAGCTATTTTGATGTAGCCAGCGGGTCTTATGTTGATCGCGACGGAAATGATGTCGCGACTACAGCAACCCCTGATTATGGGTGGAACAGGGCTTGGCAAAATCGAATGGATATAGACGCAACAATCAATGTCCACAATCAATTCCCTATCGGCGTTGGCGGAACCTATATCTCTTCTGATCCTAATAAGTGGACAATTATGCCGAAGTGGGAAACTCCCATATTAGATTTCCCTAATCGCTATGGCGGCGGAACTTCTTATGATTTCTCTTCTTCAGTCACACCAAGTGAATACACTTCCTCTGCTCAGGGGATGTGGCACCAGTATGGTGTTACCCCTGACCACAACAAGGGTATTTATCTTTATATTAAGGATATTCCAACTGGGAAAGACGAGGAATATGATCGCGTCGCCCTAGGACAACTTGATGGAACAGGGGGAAATACCGCTGTAAATTATGAATATGTTAAAAAGATTCCCAAGTTTGTAATAGACTCCCAGCGACAGGTAAGATCCTTAGCTGATTTGTGCGGCTTTGATCCCGATGAAATTATCCGGAAGGGTTTTGATCCCAATAAGGCAAAAAGAATGGGAGAATTGCCAGAAGATAATGAGAAGAAACTATCAGAAGCTATAGTTGCTTTGCCAGTATATCGAGATGAAAAGCAGAACATTCGCTTAGTGACGCTGAACGCCCCAGCTAATGAATTGGGGCCAAAAATCAAAGAGTTCAGGAAGAAATTTACAAAATATTCTTTCCCACCTGCTTTAGCAAAACAACTACAAGATCTTGTGCCAAGCGGATATCCTCACATACCTGAAGTGATTAACCCCTTCGGTGATGATGATTATGATGAAATATTGCAGGGAGGAAAAATAAGTACAATCCCTGTAGTCTATCTGATGGAGCACGTAATAAACCTCAGCCGCCAAGATCTTGCAGATATTTGGCAAGGCGTGCTTCCGGACATTGGTCGCAACTTTAAACTTAGTTTCTCAGCTATCGATCATTACATGCCAGGAAACTTAGTGGAAGATGGGACAACAAAATTCCCAGAAGTATTAAAGAAGCAACTAGAGCTAAGCGTAGAGAGAACAGGACACCCTAGATATGATTTATTGGACGTTGCAACACCAAACTCTAAGAATGGACTCTTCCCCGAGATTAAATGGCTCGTATTCAAAGTTAAAGAGCGCGGACTAACGGATTATTCTCATATGGTTATGGAAGAGGTTGATGGAAATGCCGCCCTTGGATATGATAACGTACGAGGTTACCTCGCGAGGAGCGGCATGTCCGAGGAGCAACTCACTGCCCTTGATCAGATGAAAGATACTTTCGCTAAAAATAGTTATCTTCTCAAGCACTCTGTCAATAACCCTACCTACAACTGGCCATATGACTATTTCTCACTTCTAGAGCTAGCCAAGATTGATACAAAAGTAGGCTTCCGTCCTGACCTTGAAAAAGAGTATGCAGAGGAAGAAAATTCTTCGAATAATTTGTTGCCAATCAATATTAACATTCCTCCAGGCTCAACATTACCAATGGCGTCTAATCAGCCAGTGACATTATCTTTACTGGCTACGCCAAATAATAACGAAGAGACATAATTAAAGTATGGTAAAGTTTTTAAATCAAAAAGAGGAGGTTATTCGACTAGAACTAACTCCTTATGGAAAAGAGAAGTTCTCGAAAGGCGAACTAAAGCCAGAATATTATGCTTTTTATGATAATGATATTTTATATGACGGGGTGTATGGAGGACTGTCAGAATCTCAAAATAACATAGTCACCCGCATCAGTACACAAACTCCTCGGTTTGGCCCCCTCGTTCGATTTACCGGAAGCGTTTCCCCGATAGTCTCCATGAGGAGTCTAAATCTTGCTAATAGCTTTAACCAGCAGGCTGAATATACTGCACCTTTTAATAGATATCTTGGTGACAGCAGCCCTTGGTCGGATTATGTTCCATCGTGGCATATCACTATAAACAGATATAGTGATGTTGCCTTATCGGGAACGACTAATTTTCGAGCAGGAAATACTATCCCTGTCGTAAGCGCATCTTTAGTTATTGGGTATGATGTCTCTGCATTGCCGGGCACGGAAGATAATTTTTATAGACTAAGTGAAAACCAAAATATTACTCTAGATGTACAAGAAATAAACACTTTGTTCAAACTCAACGGGAACTATGATGTTGAAATCTTTAAAGTAGATGATTCAAACCAGATTACGGCGCTAGGGTTCATCAACCCAAATACAGAAAATGCTGATAATTTATTCTTTCAAGCAGAGGCTGGTGTTTTAGCCACTACAATTGAGGGCACAGACGATGATATTCTTCAAGCTTACCCGTCACTAGATAATAGTTATGTGGAATATTTCTTGGAAGTCTTAGTTGATCAAGAAGTCCCAGGGATTGAGATGCCAACTCACTCAACGGTTTATCGCCGAAATATAGAAAGAGAGCCGGGCAATATATGCGATATTGTAGATTCTATTGGCACAGCCGAGGATTGGGGATATTAAAATATGTCTATTAGAATGATTAAGGATATAGAAATAAACTCGGTAACACTGGACTCTACAGATAAGAAGGAGTCCGGAACCAAGAGCACAATGTCTGTGTTCTCCTCTTTCCGCTTAACTTCAAAATCTAAATCAAGTGGGCACCTTTCCTTTTCAAATGTAAGAATGAGAGTAGTCGCCTCATACGGCAAGCATTCATCTGAAGTAATGGATTTTATAACTCAGAGGATCCAAGAATATAAGGGATTACAAGAACAAGATGGAAAGTTTTCTGCCAAGGTTCCGGCCCCACAATTTATTTCCTTCATGAAGGGCGACTTTTCCACTAAGTCTGCTGACAAAGGTTGTGAATATTTTTATGACTTCTTGGAAGAGTCACAACCACTATCACCATATTCTTCAAAAATGGCTGCCGTTCAATTAATGTTTAAAAACCAATTTGTTTATAACGGAGATGGAGTAAATTTACCGCCTTCTATGGCAATGTTTGATGCCCCGATCTCTGATCTGTTGGGAACAGAAGTATCTAAATTGGCTAACAAGGGGGACTACGACTCCCTTTCTGAAATCTTGATTCATCTTGATCCTATTCATTTTAAATTCAAGGAAACAGATTTAAAAAACACAAAACAGCTTAGCCTGTATGCCTATATGTACACTCTGTCAGATTCAGATGTTGGAGTATCCCAAATATCATTATCTACAGGAATGACAAATCCTGTTTCAAAAACTCTAATAGGCAACAAGACTATTTGGAAAAGCATATCCTTAGATAACCCAATGATAGGAATAGGGAACAAGCCCAAAAAAGGCACGTTCTCCAAAACTACAACTACATCATCTCCAGATAAGCAAAAGCTGACAATTTTTAATTCTAATAATAATGCCTGGGCTTTATTTTCTAGTATTGCCCAGATAGAAAAGAACCTTACGAGCCCACCTGCCTCTGCCAAAATAACCCGGAGAGAGGGAATAAGAAAAATTGTCAAAAAAGGGAACTACTTCTCTAATTTTTGGCTCACAAAAGATAGTCAAGAGAATCATCGGTTCTCTTTTGCTTTCGACCTAGAATCATATTTGGCAGAACACAGTCTATTCCCGTATCTTTACAGAAATAGAGACACGTCAGTCCAGATTCTTGACGGAACAGGACTAATGGACACTCAGTCTCCGTCATATATTATGAACATGACAGCAAAGAGAATCTTTATAGACCCGCCTTCTAATCTTCCTATTAATAATCTTGGAACAAACGGTTATTCTACTGAACTAGGGCCAAATAGTGATTTCCCGCAGAAGATAATAATGAATGTTTCTAGGCTAGATGATATAGCAATCCCAAATATCGACTCTTCAATCGGGCAAACTATAGCTAAGAATAAGATTTCCTTTTTTGAGGGGAAAGATATTTTAAACGAAGGGGGGGATCCAAATGCAAGACATGATGGCTCTTTTCGTTACGGCGTAGATTATACAATATATGATGCTTCTCCTATTTTTATAAGGGAAGCCCTAAAGCGGTTGATCTTAGTGAGGAATATTTTAGACGACTTGCATTATAAATTGACAAATACTCCATTACGACCAACAGCGGAACACGCTACTTTTGTAGATGTTCAGAATATATTTGACCACAACACTGGATATCTAACTTCTAAAGCATCGGAAATCCGAACCTATAATAAGCACGCCGGCAAGTCTTGGAGCGTAGAAGAACATCTATCATATGCCATGACCGAGTACAAGGGAATAATTCAAAACTTTGCAGATAAAGTGGACACGCTTCCTTTAGATTATTTTGCAGATCGCTTTAGCGCTGAATATTTAAGGGTTTCGTACATACAGGAATTCATTGAACATATGAATATCTTTATCCATATGTTGTACCGTCGCTTATCTGAAGTTTTTCCAACTAATCCTTTAGGAAGAGACATAAGCTCACTGGAAAGAAACAATTTCGAGTCTAGAGGGGTCTCTGAGTTTAAAATGCCTTTAATGCGCGGGTCTCACTATTTTGATAAAAAAGTAATTGTTGGAAAAGATTATGGGTTTGGAATAGATTATTTAATTAAAACAGAGAATGACAGTAGTGATCGTAATGGGTTGTCTCGGATCCTTATATCAGAGTATGGTATTCGCATTGGAGCGGAGATTGGTAAGTATTTCAAGACAGCCGGCAGCGCCGAACCCGCCCGGGCCGCCGTGGCATATGGATCCCTGGCTCCTGTTTTGGGAGAGTCAGCCTATAAGTTTTTTACCCCATTAATTATCCGAGTCCCAAACAGAAAAGACATAATCCAAACAGCAGAAGTGCAAGGTTCTGTATATCCATTGTCAGAATATGCTCAAATGTTTGTTGATGTGTTTCGTCATAAAAGCCTAATACATCCAGGGGGACTTCACGATCCTCTAATATTAGACAATGACCAGAAATTAAGTGCTAACGGACGCTTATATGACTGTGTAGTTGGGTTATTACAAGAACAGCACGAATCAAGTATTAATGATTCCCCGACTATACAATATCCCTCTCTTGACTCTATCGCTACTGCGAAAGATATCTCAACCTCCCTTGACGTTCCACGGCACAATTATCTTCCAATCCTTGACGGGCCTTTGGCAATTCCATCTATTATTGGCGGGAAGAGCGATCTCGGCTCTGCTGATAAAGCCTATTTCAATGCAGTGGACTCCTCCCTGGCATCGATCTATGCCATTAACAAGGAGGGGTATAAAGATGAGAAGCAATCCGAACTAAAAGAAGTGCAGCGACCCATTAAGTTTCCTTTCGCTATTTTTGGAGAGCTATCTATAGATCCCGAACTTAGGCTAGCAGTGACATATCAAGATAAGATGATCAATTCTCTCAAGAATTTAAGTAGTGCTTTGTCTCTGTCCCACGAAAATATAGGAAGCTTTTTATCCTCACCGAGCGCTAGTGAAATACCATCCTCTATTAAGAGTATGTTAATCCTGGCATCCACAAGTGATCAAAATCCAATTATCAATCTTAACCTCGATGTAATCCGCCCAGTCTTAGAAGATAAAGACTCTGACACAAGCAATAACAATATTGGAGTAGAGATCTTCGGCGAAGGAAATAATATTCAAGTCACGGGCGACCCGATGAAAATATATGCTAAGTTTATGGCCTTCTGGATGAACTATAAACAAATTGCCATAGTAGAATATTTGGCAGGATTTGGCAGCCTTGATAATATGGACATGCCAGAACTGCAAGCTGACGGGACTCGTTTCAATAAGCTCAAGTTATCCCAGTGGCGACCATTTACTCAAAACATATTAGTCGCCGCAGAGAAGACCAGAAAAAAAGTCCTGTGTCGAATTCGGAACTATACTCTTGCGGAATATATTGATTCTCTTTCTGGAAGCATGAAGCGTAACCCGCACGCAGAATATGATGAAAAGATATATGATTTTCCGGTTTATAACCGATACTTTTTTCTGGGAGAAGACAATAAAGAAAAAACAGATGACGAAAAGATAGAAGAAAGTAAGCTTAAAACATCAGAAAACGAATGCCATGACCATACTTATTATGTAGACGAAAAAGGAAACGGATGGACATCTGAAGCCATCCATACTGAAAGCTCCGAAGTGAAACATAAGCACCAAATAATCAACTATGAAGTTCAAAGTGCTCAAAGCCACTGTTACCCAAATTGTGAGGCGAAATATGGAGTTAAGGGCGCGCCTCCCCACGCTCATAAGCTATTGGGGGAGCAAGCACACACACCAGCTAGGCAGCCAAGAATAACAAAAGAGTCTCTGGATTCAGTCTTGTTACAGTCGAATATCCCTAGGAGCATCTACTAATGGCTCAAGCACCACCACCTCGCCAGGCAGGACGCCAACTGCGTCAAAACCGCCACTCTAATCAGCCTGCCCAGCAAGGCACCGGAAGATCTCTATCTATCGAGAAGCCGGTCGCTATTGGCGAACAAGACCCTCTTCTAATGTACTACTATTATCAGGAATCTGTTCGGGGATCTGATTTGTCTCCAGATACTGATCCTATGTTAATTTTTAAATCTCCTGCTTCTGTTGGGCTGCCAGCCAGTTTACAGAGCAGAGTAGATATTTACGAATGGTCAGTGGGAGGTTTTCAATTCGCCGGCGACGCGCCATTAAGGCCAACGGCAGAGGAATACCGAGCATGGAAATTTTCCTATATTACTCGAAACTATGGCGGCGCAGAGGCTAAATTTTGTGGAAATATATCTACAGACCCTTCTTTATCGATTAACCTGCCACGATTTTTCGAGGCAGAAAGAGAAAGAACCTATAGAAAACTTCTCAGGAACTCAGCAGTCCAAGAATTTCTAGGATCTTTCTCAGCAGACAGCGGAGAAGTGACACAATTCTTGATCAACCTCCAGTCCCAGGTCGGGGGACAAAATGCTCCTATAATTAATGCACTAGGAATTACCGTAGAGGAAGTTTTTGGTACCACTCTTGACGCTCAACAGTTTGTTGTTGACGACGAGGATACTTTATGGACAATAATCGACCGCCTTAATCGAAACCCGGAAGCTCCTCGTGATGACGCTGCCCCGCCAACTCTAGCGCCTGGATTTATTTTCCGTTCTATTATAGGCATAAGTCGGCGCTTTCCGCGCTTTGCATTTGGCAAGCTTTTGGAGCTAGCGGCCAATTCCCCCGAATACCAAAACCCAGAAGAAACATTCCAGTGGTCGTACTACAGAACAAATCAGGTTACTCCGTTTGTTGACCAGTATGAGAGCCGCCTATATTTAAATGAGAGCCGAAGAACAAGTAAGCCAGCGGCAGTCTCTCCGAACTATAATCTGTATATTCCAGGATATGAGAAGTCTATAGCCTTAGACTCAATTCACGAAACCTCTCTTACTAACGGGTATGCCTATCATTTGGTTTCTGACTCTATTCTAGCTCCGGGTGTTTCTCCTGATGCTGGTGACTTAAGGATACCTTCTCATAATTTAGTCGCACCAGAACTATTGGCAGGGGCTGAATCTCCTGAGTGGCCCGGCATTGACCCAATATTAATGGACCAAGAACAGATTAGAGAAAACGGGGAAATCACCATCGGGGTAATGTCTGACGCCCTTACTTTTGGCGGCGACCTTCCAAGGAGTGCCATATACCAAAATCCTATAAACCCAAATACTCGCCAAGCAAGCCAAGAAGATTCGCCGCTCCCATCTTCTGTGTCAGATTATTATACCCTAGTATCAAGAACCATAGGTAGTACTACCTCTTCTTCCGGCGAAGTGACAGAGACAATTATATTACCAGCAACTGATCAAGATCTTGTTAATGATTTTAGTGGGAAGCATCATGTGTTTCCTTTTAATATATCTGTCAGCTTCCGCCGAGATGCTGAAAATAATCATGCATCGACACTGATATATCAGCAACTACAGAGCGTTGGGGTATTGTCTGGGCTTTCGGCTTCTGCCCCAACACCTAGAGAATGTTCTGTAGAAACTTCGAACCTTGCACATGATCCCCACGGTCGAGTCCAACGAACACCCATCAGGAGACAAAATAAGGGGCTTATGTTCTACAATCTTCCTGATATAATCTCATATGGATCAGAGGACAATCAACTTGTGAAACCACTAGTTGTGACTGATCATTGCATGGAGGGCTCCACAGGGCTACGTCCATATCCCTATGCCCTAGGGGGTCACCAAAGCAGTCTGGGCACTAGTTTACAAGGTGTTGCAAATGTTAAGAGTAAAAAATACCAAGAAATTTTAGACATTTCTTCTAGAAATAGTCAAACAAGATCACATACCACCTCTGAGGCTATTGGGTATAAGATAACTAAATACAGACTGAACAAAACAGAAGAAAATATTTGGCAGCCTGGGCCAACGCTTCAGACTATCATGATTGGGAACACGCCAATATTAGAGGGGCAAAGAGCAGAAGTTCAGGATTTGACATATGTTGACACTCAGATTAAATACGGGGATGTTTATGGATATTCACTTTTTGAATATCGTTTAATTTATAGTACAGAATATGAATTATTTATGGATGGTTTAAGTGTTCCCGCGGGACTGGAAGGGAATGCCGCTGACGTTATTAGTGCTCTGATGGGAAACAGGCCTAGTCCTATTAGTTATCGGTGTTATGTTCTCCGCCGACCAAAGATAGAACTAGTAGAGGTGCCGGTTTATGATAGGACATTCTATGCCACCAATGATGCCGGCGACCGAGTGCCATGGGATGCGTCTAGCGCACAGGTATTTGATAGAAGTTTCGGCATTTCGTACCCGCCTGTAAAGGTAATGGACGCACCCCCGCCACCGCCAGATATTGAAGTCTTCCCCTTGAAGGGAAGAAAGAACCAAGTTAAAATAAGAATGTCCCCCTCTACTGGGGTCTATGAAGGTCTTAACGCCCTCCCTATAGTATTTATTCCACACGGAGGGACTTTCCATCCTGGCGATGGAACTAGCCTTCTAGATATTATGAGGTATCAAAGACAATACGCGATGCCGCCGCCAGAACCTAAAGAGTGGCCCGGAGAAGTAGGATTAGTGGCAACAGCAAATTGTAAATCTGAAGGCGTAACCGAAATAAAGGCGATGAGAGTGTACAGGTCACTGGAGATAGATCAGACTGCAACATCTTCACTACGCGCATATCAATCATTTGATCCAGAGAAGAACCCAGATTCGGTAAGGCACCTTACTTTGATTAATACTTTGTATGCGCCAGAAATGGAAGTAAATGAAGATTCTGGACAGGTTGGCGTCTTATCTTTCAATATAACTGACGAGATTGAAACAAATACTTATTACTATTATACATGTGTGGCAGTCGATGCACACGATAATGTCTCTTCTCCTTCTGCAATTTATCAGGTACGTCTTGTTTATGATAAGGGTCTTCTGATACCGGAAGTTAATATATATGAACACAGCCCTATGCCGGCAACTGTTCCAACTAAAAAATTTGCACGCTTCATGCAAATTAGGCCGTCCCCTCTTCAGTCAAACCCTTTTACCGAAAGAGACGATGAGGGTCGTATAACTTCTATCCGGAACCTTGCCGGGCAGCCAGGTCAAAGCTCTATTGTTGGTAATAAATTCATTGTCCGTCTTACATCTAGGGACACCGGAAGAAAGTTTGATATCGAACTTGATTTCAATTATGAAGATAACCCAATCGCAGACGAAGAGGAATAAATGATTATTTTGCAGAAGCGAGACTATTTAATAAGAACTAGCAACTAGTTTATTATGAGGGAAAGTTATGGCATTCTTAAACAATAGTGGTGATATTATACTTGATGCGGTGCTGACCGAGAAGGGACGGCAACGTTTGGCTGCTGGTGATGGCAGCTTCAGGATCGCTAAATTTGCGTTCGGAGACGACGAAATAGATTACTCCCTTTATACGCCAGTAACATCTTCAGGATATCAGGACTTGCGGATACTTAAGCTTCCTATTTTTGAGTCGTTTACTAATAATGCCGCAGCCCTTAAAAGCAAGCTTCTCACTTATGCTGATGAGACTCTTTTATATCTTCCCGTTATTAAGCTTAATAGTCTGACTCGGTTTGGTGCCTCAACAGCAGCATCACCGGGACCAGTAGGCGGGTATTATGTGTCGGTCGATCAGACTACCACAACGCAAATTGGAGATAATCAATCCGGATACCGCTATGCTGACGCAAATTCTATAGCTTCAAATGCCTCCCAAATAGTTTTTGACCAAGGTCTTGATAGCGAAGAGTTGACTTTAGGGTATTTGTCGGCAAGACAGGCAGAATTACTTGAGACAGAGTATATGGTTGAATGTGATAATCGTCTCCTAATGTTAGCCACAACGGACGGGCAGGGCATGGCGATCGCCAGTTTTATCGATGATGATAGTGTGGCGAGCTATTATTTTAATATGAACTCAGACGGTCACTATTTTGGGGCTCAGCCAGGTGGTGCCAACGCCCAAAATGCTAATGCAACTATCCCCTTTATTATTAACAATATGGGTCCAAATGCCACCCAAGAAGGGTCGGCGATTGGAAGTTCTACCCGCGGTCGATTAGGGAGCCGATTAACCTTTCGTCTGAAATCCTCCCAGGATATAGAGACAGGAACAACGCTCTTTACAGAGCTTGGAAGTACGGTAGTAATTGATACTGTTACCTACTATTATATTGATACCGTCATTCGAGTCACGGGAGTCACCACGGGATATCGAGTAGATGTACCCCTTAAACTCTTGAAGAAACAATAGGAAATAAAATATGGCTACTAGCTTTAAGACTCTCTTACCTAACGATATCCAAAGCAGCCGAACAAAACTGCATGAATCTATCCCTTTGACAGGGACGATAATTTCAGGAACATATTCAGATAATAATATTAAGAACTACTCTCACGGGATGTTCCAATCAATATATGATTATCCTTATCTAAGTTCTTCGGCTAACCACATATTTGACATGACTGCTGGATTCTCTTCTAACTCCGGACTTTCCGGATCAACAGGGGTAACCCAGAATGATCCAAAAATAGATATTTATAATGAAATGTCCCAGATGTTGGCCGGGTACAGTTCTTCAGGGAGCATACATCCTTTTGATCACAGCGGGTCGTTTGGCTCAAATGCCGCAGCCACTACGATGAAAGATGTCATTGTTTTTAATTTTGCTAGGCTGCTTACTAAAGATCAGATACAAGTTTCTTCCAATGGTTTCCAAATGAAATTCGGCGTTGGCGCTGCCTATTCCACGCCCTTCTCGGATACAGTAATTGTTCAAGATAATAACGGAACTAACGCCTACACTAATTCTCCTGCCGGTGAGTTTAATACTCTGTTCGCAACAAACGCCGGAGTAGTGACTAACGAAGCCTGCGGTTTAGTATTCTATGATGCCGGCGTAGCTATCCTTACTGCTTCCCTATTCTCTTCTACTTTCAATGGTGCAACAGATTGTATCATGGATGACGGTGGGCTAGATATGGAAGAACTATTAGTATCAGGATCAATTAGTTCAAGCTGTGATGCAATCCGTCGCAGGATAGATAATATATCCTTCAACAACACCACCGAACTTAATTCTACTATCTATTTCTGCCGATCTAGCTTCAATGAGTTTAATTATAGTAGCAACCCTACTTATGTTACGGGAAGCAAACTAAGAGTCAAGAGTGTCGCTACCGACGATCCAGTGTCTTACATTACGACGGTAGGACTGTACAGCCCCGATAATGAATTGCTAGCAGTTGGCAAGGTAAGCGAGCCTCTAAAAAAGACTCCAAGCAACGAATACACTCTTCGGGTAAGACTAGACTACTAGCAGGAGGTTGGAATGCCATACCTCCACCGGTTCGAGAAAGACGACATATTAATTAATCGGATGGTCACACATCCGCAATATGAATTTACGTTATATAGCGGATCTGCGTATATTAACAATGATCGTAACTTAGGGCTTAACGTACCCGATGGGTATCTAAGTCTTTACGAATATAATATTAATCGGACTGAAGTCGCGACTGTTGGCGGGGCAAACGCAGTGCCATCTTCTTTAATCACACCATATGTTATACGTGATGGGAATTGGCTGGCTTTTCGATCCATCACTACCTCTAGTTATAGCGAAGACCTCCCAGGAACCATACTGACAGCATCTTATCCAATGACCTCCTCGATCCGCCGAGAATTCCAGCCTTCCCGAGCGTGGCCATTTCCCGACGGAACTAACGCTGCTAAGACTAGTTTCGTCGAGCATCGTAAAAACCTAATGGCACTAAAAAATACAATGAACTATTATCGCTATCTAAGTGACAAATATGAGTTCACCAGGGCATATGTCTCTGGCGCGGTAAACATGGTCGAGATCCCATCAATATTTTACGGAAGCTCCATTGCAAAGGGCTCCGTCAGTTTAAAGTTTTATTTTACTGGCACACTAGTCGATGAGGCAATTGATTCCCGTCAGAATGGAGAATTAATTTCCACGAGGGGTACACTGAGCGGATCAACTATCGGGATGGTTTTGTATAACGAGGGGTATATGCTCATAACCTCTTCTGCCGATATCGGCGCAGCCACTACTGCTGACGACTATTTGGCGGATGGTTCACAGACTCAAGCAAAATGGCTTTATTTCGGCGCATATTCTCAAGCTAGTATTTCTGCAAGCTCTGGGGGTTATGCTAGTGCTAGTTTATTTTCTGTCAACTTTAAAGGAACACAGAAGATTCCAACAATGACAATGTTCGCTACCGCTAAAAAGGGAGAAGTAAATAATTCTCTTAATCCTACTTGGCCAAGTTCTTCCAACGGTGATTGGCGAGCTAATATTCTCACTGGCTCCGGAGGCTATATTGAGCCCAGACAGCTTAAAATCACAAATACAATCCAGAATGAGTACTGTGAGTATGACTCTCCTTTTGAAAAGCAAACCTTCATCAGCGAGATTGGTATATTTGATGAGCATAAAAATCTAATTGGCGTGGCCAAGCTTGCAAACCCTGTGAAGAAAAAGGAAAGCCAAGACTTCACATTTAAACTAAAGTTGGACATGTAGTATACTACAGTATGATCCTTGGTTTAGACATTTCTACCTCCATCGTCGGAGTGGCGGTTATTGATGACCGCAAACTCGTACTCAGCACCCACTGGGATCTTTCCAAACTCGATACCCTGTTTTCTAAAGCAGAGCTAGTCGGATCAGAGCTTTGGCAGATTCGCAACAATTATAATATTGAGCACATATTCATCGAAACAGCCTTAAAGAAGTTTATCCCAGGACGATCAAGAGCCGACACCCTCATGAAGCTTGCCAAATTTAATGGTATTGTTTCATGGATGTGTTATGACAGTTTTGAAAGAGAGCCCACCTACTTGAACGTTAACAGTGCCCGATCACTCTATGGCTTATCTTTTCCCCGCGGAACAAAGGGACCAAAGAGAAAGAAGATGGTTATTGAAAGCGTTATCGAAAAAGAGAAGAGCGCTTTTAAATATGAGATGGCTCGGGGCGGAAGAAACTACAAAAAGGGAACTGACGACCGTGCAGACGCTATCGTAATAGCCAGAGCCGGAGAGTTTCTCTTGCGCAATAAAGACAACAAAGGGTTCTTGACGGAAAAGATAGTATTAGTTGATTAGTGTACTAAATATATTATGGATAAAATAAATGAAAACTGGCAGAGGTACCTTCTCACTGAAATAAAAGCCCGTGCAGCAACCCGACAACTTACAAGAATTTATATGCTAATGCTTCGTACTTTTATAACACAAGAGGACCAACAAGGACTGACGTATGACAAGGAGGAGTTCCCCGCTTATCGTGAGAAATGGAGAACAGAAGGTAAAGTAGTTTTGATCACCGCCGGAAAATATGGAGATATTTTATCGGAAGGATTAGATAAGGTACCTACATTATTGGACCAATGGCTTAAAGATGGGCTTCCCAAGTCACTATTGAATAATTTAAGACTAAGGCTGTCTTTGAGCCCTGGTGTAGATAGATCCATTTCTGGACCGGCGGCAGGAAGTGTTTTTTCACTGATCGGCGGCGGAGCGGAAAAAACAGGAATCTCAATAAGAATAGCATATGACAAAGAATTATTCTCTAAAAATGCGGAGCAGGATCTTGGGAAGTTATTGTCTACCTTGGATGGGGTTCTCTACCATGAGTTTGTTCACTACCTCCAAGAGAACGATCTGATAAAATCCAGTGGGCAACAAAAAAGCGATATCCCCGACGGCCCAGCCATAATAAAACAGTTTCAAAAACAAATAGAAGCCGGAATCAAACAAGACACTACACCCTTTGTTGAATATATGCTACAGCCTGCTGAGATTGAGGGTCATGCTCGTGGTTATTATCTTGATTCCCGCAATCTAGGAGTCCCATGGGAACAACTTATTGACCAGTTTTTTGAAGATGTGGTCACATTCACCCAAAGCACAGGCAAATGGATGGAAGTCCCCTCAACCCCCCAACAAATAGATGATATGCGTAACCAATTAGATACTCGCGTAAAGCCTGAGCTTATCAAATATGCTCAAAAGAATTTACCCTGTGCGATGATGAACAATGGCAAGCCAGTATCCCCTAGGTGCAATAAGCCTTCCAAAATCAGAAAAATATCCAACCAAGCCCTTAAAAAAATGAAGACCATTTGGGGTGGAGCCCAGGGACTTGCCGCCATGGCCAAGAAGAAGTCTCCGTTTGGTAAATATCTTTAGTTGATTAGTATCCTATATATTGTATGAAAATAACTCCCGAACACATTAGGCACCTTATTAAAGAGGAACTAAGCCAACTCTTTGAGAGTGCAAAGCAATACTACATTGTAGTCCCCGATGATGGCTCGGCAATACTCTATAACGACCAAAACAAAAAAGTATCTAACCTGTACAACGCGATGGATTGGGCAAGAGACCCAGAGAGGATCTATGGCGACGCAAGAGATGCTTATCTGCATGCCGACGCGCTTAATCAATTTTATGAAAAGACACACCCTCAGGAGAAGCGTAGTCGAAAATCTATGAGTGGACAGGAGTCTAATATCACTTTTAACAGTAAAGAGTGGTGGGAGAGGGCATATGGCTATTTCAAGGAGGGGGAAATACTCCCAGAGGAGGAGGGAAGATTCTCTGGGCACCCTAACATTTCCCCGGCTATGATGAAATCGCTAGCTGGCGTTTTTTCACAATTCGACAGAAAAACTCCCCTGGAAAGCATCTCGTACCTCGCCCCGGCCTCCCCGGCTGGATCCGCCGCAGCCACCGGAGCCTCGTTCAAGCCTATCATTCCAGATCCCGAAGAACTAAAAGAGAAGCCACCCAAGAGCAAATGGTCATCTCCTTTTGCGCGCAGTAAACCTACACCAGCAGGTGATGGATCTTCTACAGTTCCTGCTGGCCCTGCTACACCATCCACACCAAAGCCAACAAAAGGTCAAACAAAGCAAGACCGATTAGCGGCGATTTTAGCCGGCAGCGGCGGAGCTTTTTGATTATGAGTAACAACGAATACAAAAAGTATATAACAACCTGGAAACAGTTCATAAACGAGAATAAAGCTTCAAATATATCTGAAGGCCCCTTCGGCGATGCCGCCAAAACGCTTGGATCTCCTGTTTCGCATGAATATTATCGAGGCGCTTTTGGCGGCAAAAAAGCACCAACAGGCAAAGGGATAACCGCTTATCCTATAGCCTCCAGAATGGGTGCTGCACAACTTATGGACAAAGGCACAACCTGGCCCACCACGACCCAGGACAAAAAGGCAGTAAGAGCAGTAACAGACTTTGAAAACAAACTCGGTGATCACACTGTCAACCAAGGCGGACTGGCTTCTTTTGGCTTGGACGCTCGGGCATTTATGATCGCCGACGGCGAGCGCTGCGCAATAGCAAACAACAACTGGGATGAGCACGGAGAGGCATCATTATGGGTCGCCGCACCCGTTTGGAACTTGGACACCGGAGATCTACTTCCGGGACACGATGGTGAGGTTAGATTTTTCTTTGATGATCAGGGGCAATATGAAGCATTTCTTCGCTTGTTGAAAGAAGCCATATCCGATACTAAAGGAACAAAGGGCATAATAGGAGAGTGCTCTGTCAGAATGGTAAACGCGGCCCACGACGACCTCCTCCGACAACACCCAAAAGTCGAGAAAGACCGGTATCAGGATACTCTTCTAGTGCCCGGTGATCAGATAGGTTCAACAGATCCGAGATATCAAACAAGGGATAAAATTATAGTAGGGACAATGAACATTATATGGAACAATGATTATTTTCCTGCGGTTGTAGTTTCTTTTGGCGACATTAAAAAACCATATTCAGAATACCCTTATTTTCTCACCCCCGACGGCGCACAAGAATTTTTAAATATAATGAAAAGCACGGGATCAAAAGCGGGGGGTGTCTATAAACCAGTGATGGGTAGTAATATGGCGATGCCATCGGTTCCTGCTGTTTATAGTACGGTTTGCCCCAAGAAAAAGAAAGAAGAGAGCCCTGATTTTGAATTGCAACCCAAAACCAAACCTCCCGGCGCGCTGCCCAGCGGCATCAATTTTTAAAAACTTCTTGACCTAATCCTCAGTCTGTGCGATAATATTCATGCGGAAGGAGTACCGTTATGACTTATCAGGTATTCAGTGATATGGATGGCGTCCTCGTCAATTTTGAGGGTGGCGTCCTAGAGCACATGAACAAGCGTTTTCAGGAACTAAAAGATCAGCCTGATCATCCTGATCACAAACTTGCCCGCTCGGCAGCCAAAGAGCTTGGCGGCTGGGACGTAGTAATCAGCAGGTGGCACATTGCTCGGTCTGACCAAGAAGGCAGCCTAAAAAGAAACTACCGGACGAGAGACTTCATGTACCGGCTCGTTGAAGACGACGCTGAACTCTGGGCCAATCTCGGCTGGGAGCGTGGCGGCAAGAAACTTTGGGATTATATCAAAGACATTCCAGGGCTAGAGATTTTATCAGCCCCAATGGCTGAAGGCTCCAAGATCGGCAAGCGGATTTGGGTTGAGCGAGAACTGGGCGTCCCAGTTGAAAAAGTCAACTTGGCTGACAGCAAGAAGCCCTACGGAGTTCACAACGGAAAACAAGGACTTCTGATTGACGACCGTGACAAATATGTCAACGAGTTCCGTGAGGGCGGCGGCATCGCCATTAAACATAATCCAGATGACGTGGATAATACGATTAGACAACTTAAAGAACTCGGCTACTAATTGCTCAACGATCCCAACTCAGCGAAGAAGAAAAGAATCCTTGATGAAATCCTTGGCAGACCTCAACGCCAAGGCAAGGAATATCTTTATCCTTCCCGATGTTGCGGGCACCACAAACGTAAGCTCTCAGTAAACTTTGACAAGAATGTCGGCAAGTGCTGGGCTTGTGACTGGCGCACCAAAAATTTACGACGCCTAGTCAGGCGTTGGGGCGATATAAGTCACATCCATAGATGGAAAGATTTTGACGCCGATATTGAGTTGGGCGACCTAGACAACCTGTTTGCCAAGCAAGAAGAAACTAGCCAACGAATTGACCTTCCAAATGAGTTTCAAACGCTTACAGGTCGTTCCCACCCTGCCTCCGCAAGAGTTCCATTAAACTATCTGCGCAAACGTGCCGTTGTAGGTAAAGACGTTCTGTTTTGGAAGATAGGCTACTGCGCTTCCGGGGAATACAAAAACAGGATAATCCTCCCATCATTTGATGAAGAAGGTTATTGTAACTTTTTCACGTCCCGCACATACGACCCTAACATTTGGCCTCCGTATATGAACGGACCCGGCAACAAAGACATCATCTTCAACGAACTGCTAATTGACTGGGAGCGAGAGGTGACTTTGGTTGAGGGCGTCTTTGACGCAATCGTTGCTGGCGAAAACAGCATCCCACTCCTCGGCTCAACCCTACGAGAAGACAGCAGACTTTTCAGGAAGATCGTAAAAAACGACACACCAGTCCTGCTGGGGTTAGACAACGACGCACACAAGAAAGCGATGAAACTTGTGAAGGCTTTGCTGGCTTATGATGTAGAAGTTCGCTTAATGGACACCTCTGGATATAAAGACATTGGCGAAATGCCACGAGATGTGTTTCAAAAACGGAGAGAGAAAGCGTCGTTTATTGATTCTGACGCCTATTTATTCAAGATCGCTTTAATGGCGTGAGGGACAAAAAATGAAAATCACAAAATCACAACTACGAAAGATTATTAAAGAAGCTATCCGAGAAGAATCCAACCCAAGGCTTGGCGAACTTAATAAAGTAACTTATGTAGAGGCAGTCCATCCCCAGGGAATGGGATTGTATAAGATAGAGTTGTTCTACAAAGACGGGAAAGAGGAAGTATTGCGGAGCATAGAAAAGTTCAATGAGCTTTTCGGAACAAACCTCAAACCTAGGGCCGGAGTTATGTCTTTCAAGTATGGTCTCGAAAAAGTAGCACCGCATGTTGAAGTCGAAATTGACGAGATGGATGTGTCCTAGCTCTCTTAGGTTCCCTTTATTAAATCTCGCACCTATTTATTGAAGGTCTCTTTATAGGCGCGAGGAATCCCATAAATGAATTTCGACAAGCTTCTCGATAATCTTATTAATGAAATTATAGAAGAGCACCAAACTCCCGTCCGTCTTCTTAATGAGATAGACGATGATACTTACGACTATATTGTAGATCAGGCGGCAGACCTAAAGCCCGGCTCAATGAATTCTTATTTTGGTGGACAACAAAGGGTAGTCATACCCCTGATAGCATCAGAGAACGAAGAGATTAAAAAGTTCTATGATGAGGTTGTTATTCCTCTCGCTTCCAAAGGACTACGAGTAGACCTTAAGGACGGTGTTGCTGTCAAAGAGGTAGAGACCCAACGAGGGAAACAAGAAAGAAAAATAAAATTAGGAAAGGTGATTGGAAAACAATTACCAGAAGAAACCCAAAAATGGTGGAATAAAGTCCAAGCAAAATTCTTAGGCAACCCTGAAGTTCTTGACAATAAGTATTCGATTGTAATCTCTCAGAATCCTGTTGATGTGGCTCGCATGTCGGATCACAGAGAAATTCAATCTTGTCATTCTCCTGGCTCTGATTATTTCCAGTGTGCGTTGGCAGATGCTCGCCGTGCCGGAGCCATCGCTTACTTGATCGACAGCGATGATGCACCCTATATTGAATCTCACCTAAACGATCCAGAGGTATTTGTCGATCGTGACAGAGGTACGGAGGGTGTAACTCCGCTTGCTCGTGTCCGCCTCCGGCGCTTTGATTATGTCGAGCCGGATAATGGATTTATAGACGCTTTCTTGGTTCCCGAGAGTAGAATCTATGGTCGCTCTGTGCCGGGATTCTTAAACAGCGTCATAGATTGGGCCCGAGAAGAGCAGGATGATCACCCCTTCTTTAAGAAGCAACTCGACCCCAGTAACATATACCATCGTGGCGGATCATATTCAGATTCGGCATTTTCGGCTATGTTCAATAATTTATTGGGACTGGAGAATATTGAACTCAATGATGATTTAGAGATGTATCCTCATTCGATGCCCATGATCAACGATACAACAGATGAACAGTATGTTGATCATGTTTCCGGAGAAGGACTTCAACGCCAAATGGATCACGGCGAAGAAATGATGTCGGATCTTAATCATGAATATTTCAATCACGACGATGTGAATCTTGATTACGATTTAGAGTGGGATGAGTGGGGGGAGTCTGTAGTAGTAGAGTCGTGGAAGGTGACAGTGGAATTCGATCTTCCAGTCCACGCAATTCTCAATTCGGAATTCGTAAAAAACAACGAGAGCGTAAATGTCGATCCCGAAGATCCATGGACCATCCAACAAGACGAACTTAACCACAACAGTGTCTGGGGACATATAGAATCACTAGTGGAAGAAGCCTACGAAAATTCGGATCATTACAATGAGTATCTTGAACAGCCTAGCTATGATGCCCAAGCAGAAGTGATCCGCTTTGGAGCAGAAGGAAAGCTTATTTATCGCATTAGGTTAGTTTGGGAAGGCGGCGGAGAACCTATTGCAATGTTTGATCAAAACATTGCTCAAGAGGTTTACAATATTCATAACTACTATGACGAACTCAAAATAGAAATTGTTGAGAAACTCATAGAAGAGGAAGTTTATGCTCCGACAAAATACCAAAAACTTCGTAAATCTATAGAGTTTGATGAAGATGAGTATCTGAACCGTCTTGATGGCGAGAAGCTCGGACACTTTCGTATAGAGTTCCAGAGTGGTCATCTTACCGCATACACCCACGAGAAATTGGACAACTATCCAGCACCGGGAATCCGCAAGATTGGCAAGTTCCCCGAGTGGGTAAAATCTAATGAGTCTCCTCCTTTGGCACATGTTATGGGATTTGATGCACACAATTTTAGCGGAATGTCCACTACTATCGCCTATAGCCCGAAGCGGATTATTGGTATGCTCCTCAACCCAATGTGGGGCGACAAAGTAATAGCACATCTTGAGAGCGACCTCGTTGATGCGTCCGTTGCTGCCCATAATCAACTTGCTTTAGCGTTTGATGCTTCTGACAGAGATGCAGAGGAAGACAAAGAGTGGGGCGAGCGCAAAGATGCTTTAGAGGTGCTAAGAAGTATTAAGGTTTATTTCAGCGCAGATGTAATTTATTTAGGAGGAGAAACATATAGCGCCACAAATAAGCCAAGCCGCAGAGGAACCGGCGGACTATATTTCAAATTCAACGAAACAGATAACGAATACACCATCAAAGGACTTGTGCAGTTCTTAAAATATTTTGACGAACACTACGATGTAGTTCAGACAGCCATCCAAAAAGTTTGGGACGAGTTTGTCGATGCCTATAATGAGAACGCACCGATCGCTCAAGAGGAGGGTGTGCAATTTTTGCGGAACATGATCCAAGAAGTCATCGAGGAAGATCTCCGCATTGACAAGCATCCTCAAGCCGACCTCATCAAGAAGGCTGTCGGCGACGAGAACCATCTCATCTCCTTTTCTGACATTAATAAAGTCGGCCTCAACCCTGGGACTTCTTTCAATACTCCAGCAGGCATCTACGGATGGCACTTCACCCAACGCACTCTTCGGCGAGCAAAGAAAAATAAGATCTTCGCCTCTGAAAGAAAGTATGGTCATCTTCTTAAAATTAAGAATCCCGACAAGGTGCTGTGGCTAGGCACTGACCAAACAGGCACAAGTGCGAAGTCACCAGCAGAGGCTATGAAGTTATTCACCAAAGCATACCCTGTGC